ACTATATCTAGTGTCTAAAGATAATATTAAGGTTGCCAGAAACGTATTTGAAATGTATCTAAATTGATTGTTGCACTTGCTACTTCTTGTCCGTTGCCATTAGCATGACCAGCAGCAGTTATAATTGTACCTTCTGATTCTTTATAGTCTGTATATGATACTGCATATCCTGTATTAACAAATCCCCAGCCTGGTACGTTAGGTGTATCTGATTCTAATGTCATAGTACCACCTTTATATCCAGATCCTTTTATTTTTACTGGATCTGTTCCTACTTCTGCATACCATGTTGCACTAAACTTCAATTCAATCTCATTGTTTGGAAGACCTAATTGTTTTAATGCAGCAACGTCAATGTATATACCTTCATAACCTGCTGTGTCTGTAGTATTATCTCCACCCCACTGCATATAGGTTATGGATCCACTACCGTTTGTGATCTTATTTAATTTTTCTGTACCTACTGTTTGATTTGCCAGAGATGTAGGTTTAATAAACTCTCCTCTTATATCTAAGTCTTTACCATCAGTCCACCACCAATAGAACTGTAAGTAATTACAGTCAAATATGGCAGGGTCGAACTGAGCTCCCCTAGATTTTCCAATACCAAATGCTAACGGTGACATATCAACTTACAATCGTGAGTGTTCCTACCATACCAGAGTGCATTGTACACTGGTATACAAGAGATGCTGGTGCATCATGGGGGACATTGAATATTTGTACACCTTGCTGAGAACCACTTAGATATGTTGAACCATATCCTGTACCACCATTTGAATATCTAATTGCAAATGGGTGGGCACCCCCTGTTGTATTATCAAAGACGTATGTTTGTCCTCTTTGTAGATATATCTGTGGGTTATCTGCGTTATTTCTCATCCCAGGCCCTGCAAATCTATACCCAGACGAACCATTAGCAGTTACTTTATACTTAATTGCAACTGTCTGGTCAGTACCATCACCAAGAGTTCTGTTGGTTGTTACTACACCACCCTCGAAGGTACATGTCTTACCAGTACCAACTGTTATTTTTAAATTGCCAGGACTTTCTAATGTCGGATCCCCAGTGGCCCCAACCATATTAATATCCTTTACACCAAATGATTTTTCTGCCATTAGCCTAGGGTTTTTTAGTATTTATTAGGTAAATTTAATTACAAATCCACTCATCTTGACACCATTTGAATTGGTTAATCTAAGTTGAGGTTTTTGTGGTTCAGTAGGAGAACCAGTAGGAGCATCCCATATAACAACGGCATCTCCACCTTGAAGACTATGTACGTCTTCCCATTGGAAGTTATCTGCTCCAACAACTGCACCATTATCATAGAACTTGGCTGGATCTTGAGTACCACATTGGTTCTTCAACCAATTTTTTATGTCTCTCCAAGTCCATCCTCTATTATATTGTAATTTGGTTGTTAACCATCCAGCACATGTAGGACATGCAGAACTAGTACCACCAAAGTCTTTATCGTATGGAGTAAGACCCAATCCAGTATAGGTTTCTGGGTGAGGATATGTTTGTGATATATCTTCTCCATCTGCAGTGAGGGTGTCATCAGCAGCACCATAACAATCTATTCCACTACCTTTATCACTGTAATTGACTATACGTTCTTTGTATTCTGTGACATTGCCTCCATATCCAGTTGATGATATCTGATCATCCAATGCACCAATATTAATTGCTGAATACTCTGTACCTGCCGTAGATAAACCACTAGTAGTTTTTCCTAATGATTGTGGCCACCCTCTTCTATTGAAGGTGTTATACATGGTTAGTCCAAACTCTAAATGAGTTGCAGATGCCAATGCAGTATTGTCTGCATCTGCCCAGTAGTTATTAAACTCTGGACTGTCAGGAGCACATTGAGTTTGGTTACTATTACCAGCAGCACATACAAATATTACCCCTGCATCTGACATTTCTTTACCACTTTCACTGGTAGAGTTATCTACCATTTCTCCTTTACATCTTCCACTGTCACCATATCCACCAAGTACTCTGAAGAAACGAGCTCCTGAATAGAATCCTGAAGTATATCCAACACCAGATATACTACCATCAAGTGCAGCAGGCCTATACCAATAGTGACTTCCATTTGTGAAACTACTAGACCTATATCCCCAACTATTACTAGACAGTGTGGGATTTTTATCTGAATTTTGTCTACCTCTTTGACCTTCCGAACGCCAGTCATAGTTTGGTTTATAGAGATGGAATATTTTTATGATATCAAATTGCCCGTTGTCATTGATACCACAGTTAGAACCACCAATAGAATTTAATACCCATCTGTTAGCATTGTATGCAGAACCATAGTTCTTACCAAATACTTGTCCAGCACATTGAGTACCATGATTAGTGCCGTTGGTTGCCTTATTATTGTTATCTCCTAAACATACTGATCTGGAGTATGCTCCACTGAATCCTGTTACGGTTCCTATAGTAGAGAATCCAACAGATCTTGAGCTAGAATTAGACCACCAACTCCTTGCAGCCGAATCTGTAGGAACAGTAGTTCCATCCCAACGTTGAGTCAATCTACTGCCTGGATCTGCATTGAACCAATCTGGATCAATATAATATGGCCCATCTAATAGTACATCCAATACGCCACAAGTACCTGCTGTAGTTGAGATCCCACTCCATGTTAATGCGTTACCTGTCCTCCAAAGAGGTGGATCATCGTCAGTTGATACAAACTCAGGGTGTGCAATCCAGAAGCCATCGTCAGAAACGATTGCGTCTACACCAGTTCCATCTCCTAATTGATAAACATCTTGTTCAAATATGTGATGGTCATAACCACTTAACCCATTGACAGTGGCATCCCAAGGGTTATCTTTTTGTAAATGTCTTAGTATTTGATATCCAGTTCTATTCTTATCAGTTGAACCTATACCAGCTTGAGACGTAGGTGGTGTAGATGGTGCAGTATTCCATGCTCTGTAATTTGATACACTCTTTTGGAACCTTGGTATATTTCTTGTTACACCAGTGATAATCTTGCCTGGATCTGGTTGGAATGTGCCTGGGTATGCTGAGTAATCTATATTAACGAATTTAACTTTCTCATGTTTCTTTAAGTCTTCTGCTTCCGCATCAGTTAACATGTATGTTCCTCTAGTATCACTGTGAAGTTTCTCATCAGTGACAGTGATACTTGCAGAAGGAATATTATCTTCTAGTGAACCATCTTTCTTCAACTCTTCATGGATGAATTCCCAATCTGATTTCTGATAGCATCCAATAGAATATGCTTTCTTACCAGTGCCTGACGGTACTGTAGCAAGACCAGTACGGTCTAGTGTTACTGTATCAGTTGTAATCATTGTTAGATATTCTGTATAAGGGTCTTGACGAATCTGTATGTAGATAATCCAGAGATACCTGACTCAGGAGTCACACTTACAACTACGTTTGTACTTACAACTGCAGCAGAAATTGATACCTGTTGTTCAGGAGAGTACATAATGCCATACTCTTGAGAGTATGCTGTTGTCCCATCGTGCATGATGAGAACTTTCTGGGATTGTCTATATGTTCCTAGACCAATCATGAATGTATACTCACCACCTGAGTAACTTGCCATCGGAATGGAGTCTATATTAACTGGACTGCCAGGAGATGCAGTATAGGTTCCGAATCCAGTGGTAGAAACTCCTCCTCCACCACCTGTTGCAGAGATTGTAATGGTTGCACCAGCACCAGAAGCAGTTGCTGTAACTCCTGTTCCAACGAAGTTGATGAACGTTACACCAGAACCAACAATGGATCCTTCTTCTTTAATGATGACACCAGATGAACCACCGCCACTAACACCAGTTAATCCAGAACCATCACCGATAAACTTAGTTGCAGTAACAACACCTGTTACGATAATTCCACCAGAAGATGCCTGAAGTTTTGTTGCACCACCCCAATTTAATTGTAAACCAGAGTCACAATCTAGTATGAGTCCGCCTGTTCCTGTGTCAGCAATGTGACTGTTTGATCCATCATGCCAGATGGATAGGTCAGATCCAGCTCCGAAGTATAACTTCTTAAAGTCTGGCATGTAAACTGAACCACCTATCTGTACGTTGCCAGATATATCTGCATCGGCATTAACATCTATGTTACCACCGTATGTTGATACGCCAGTTACATTTAGTCTGTTGAATACTGATCCTGTTGAGGTACTGATGCCAGGAATTGTTGCACTACTACTTGCAGTTACCGTAACTACACCAGCAGATGCAGCTGATACTGCTAGGTTTGCACCAAAGTCAATAGTACCAATGGTTCCTACCAAAGTACCATCGTCTTTAACTATGATACCTGTACCAGATGCAGTAACACCAGTTAGTCCAGAACCATCACCAACAAATGATGTTGCAGTAACTACACCAGCAGAACTTACATTGGTTGCAGTTACTTGTGCAACAGTGATGTTTGGTGTACCAGTTAATCCCTGTGCTACTGTTGCGATACCAGCAGTGTTTGCATAACCACTGTTACCACCACCGCCAGGTAGATTGGTTAGGTTTGATCCATCACCATACAATGTAGTAGCAGTAAGGACACCAACCTTATAATATTCTGTTCCTGTTCCAACGGTAGCATCAATATTATGACTTGCTAATTTAATCCAATTACCTGCATGTGCGAAGTAGGCACTCTCTGTATCATGTACATGAGCAAACTGTCCATGAACACTTGATGCAGAAGGTAGTGATGAGTATGTACTCCAGAGGAATGGTAGTTTGTTGTCTGTAGAAGTACCATCAAGACGACCATTTAATCCAAGATTACCTACAACTTTTAGTTTATAGTCTGCCGTTGTAGTACCGATACCAACGTTACCTAATGTGTTGATACCAGTTGCGTTTGCTGCCCATATACTATCAGTAGATGGTAGGTTAGTAAGTCCAGAACCATCACCAGCAAACTTGGATGCAGTTATAACACCAACAGTGAAGTAGTTACCATACATGTCTTGGTGAAGGATCTGTCTCCAACCATTGTAACCACCCATTGTGGTTCCACATGAAATGTATGCCCTGCCAGGGTTGTTAGAGTAGGCAAACATACCTCTCCACGATGTTGCAGTAGGCATGTCACCTGTTGCATCAAAGTCGAAACGCATTTTACTTCCTTGGCCAGGGAAGGTTACAATACCAATCGCAGAATTGATATTGTCTATAGTAATAGAAGGAGTTCCTGTTAAATTCTGTGCGACTGTTGCTATGCCTGATGTACCTGCATATCCAGTTTGAGTTGCGAACCCAGCAACAGGTGAGTATGTAGATACTCCAGCAAGGAAAGCATATTGTGAGAACCCAGATTCAGTTGCAACACCAGATGCACTTGCATATGTTACTATACCTGCCTGAGTTGCGAAGTTAGCACTGTAAGCTAATGTTGCTGTGTCTGCAAATCCAGCTGTACCTGCTGTAGTTGATACGCCTGAACTGTTGGCGTAAGTAGATACGGTTGAAAATCCAGAAGTCAATGCATAACCAACGGTATCTGCCGCAGATACGGTTACATTTCCACCAAATGCATATGTAATATCTAAGTTTCTATCGAAGTTGAGACTTTGTGCAACACCAACTAGTGTTCCACTGTCTTTTATAACTACACCTTGACCAACTGCTGTAACACCTGTTAATCCTGATCCATCTCCAACAAATGTTCCAGTTGTAATACCTGTTAACTGAACGTTACCTGATACAAATAAAGCAGCGGTAGGATTGGTTGTTCCTATGCCGACGTTCTTACTAGTTACAATTCCCGATTCTGCAGCCTTTGTCCACGTACCACCACTACCTGCACTGACACTGAGGTTTGTTCCGTCACCAAAGGTGTTATATATTTCCGAAAAGTTTGCGTTTACCTTAACAGCACCTGATGCAAGAGAGTCTCCAAGACCATCATTAGGTGTGAATCCAGTAAATATTCCCTGACGAGCCATGAAGCTTCCTTATATAGAGTCCCTGTCTTCTATTTATTGATATAATAAATACGTATGATGGAAAGTCTCTCTGTTTT